CAATACCGTCGATCCCTACGCCTGGCTCGCCGACACCCTCGCCCGCATCCCCGACTACAAGATCACAAAGGTCGATGAACTGCTACCATGGCGCTGGAACCGATAGCGGTCAGACCGGACGCTTACTCTTTGCCGTCTGTCGACATCCCCGATCGCCTCATATCAGACGGCCGTTCTCCTCCTCGAGCGCCTTCAGCCGCTTCGCGTCCGACACCTCCATCCCCCCGAACTTGGCCTTCCAGCGTAGAACGTGGCGCTGCCGATCCCGTGCCGGCGGCACAGCTCCGCCGTCTTCGCACCGGCTTCCTGCTCCCGCAGGATCCCGATGATCTGCTCCTCGGTGAACTTCGATCGCTTCATGGTCCGGTCCTTCTGTCGGGCCGGACTCCAGTATCAGATGGAGGAAGGATCGGGGGTCAGAGCACATCCGTGCCCAAGCTCAGCCGAGATCCGCAAACCGTCACGGTCGGCCTCAAGGGTGGCCTCGGGCACCAGCACGCTTTCGCCTCTTTGCGGCACTTCGAGGATGATCCAGTCTCCACCCTTCCGAGCCTCCGGAAGGAAGGGAGATCCTTCCTTCTGGAGACATCGACACTCAGCGGATCACATACCCAAACTCAACGCCGAGGAAGCCATGGTCGACGGCGCAGGAGGACCCAACCGGATAGACCGGCCCAGGGCCATACTCGCCAGAAGGTGTCAGGCAGTAGTTCCCCATTTCCGGCATCGGCCGGGCCGCGGGTGCAGGCTGGAAGCCCCCGCCGAGAGTGCCGCCAAAGCTGTTCAGCTGCTGAACGCCACCGATGATCGCACCTGAGCCCGGCACCGCCCACTCCGCGATTGCCGGAGCCGCATGATCCAGAGGATTGCCGAGCCCAGCATGGATTCCGTCCAGCGTGTTCGCGGTCCGCTGATCAATGATACCTGCCCGGCACGCAAGATCAGCGAGGAACCCGGAGGAGCAAGCATGGGCGTTGGATGCGCCGAATGCAGCAAAGAAGGCGGCCGCGGAGAAGATAATCTTGGTACGCATCTTTCAGTCCTTTGCATTTTTGGCTTGGCGTCATTGCCTTGCCTCCTTGATGACCTTAAGATGCGCCTTACCGGTGGACAGTTAAACGCCAGCTTTGCGAAGCTTGGACCTTCTTCTGTCCGTTTCTGCAGCACCATAGATCGCAGAGATGGCGTCTTACTGACCTCGAAAGGTCGCAATGACCTCAGTCCGGGACGGATGGGCACGAGTGACCGAACTGTCCCTTTCTGGACCTATTGCACCCAAACTGACCGGATGTTGGTGCTGTCGTTCTCGAACGAAAAGCGTAGTTTCCTTGTCAGCCGCTCGCGCGAGACCGAGTGGAGAGGCAGGCAGAAACTGAGCGGAGATGTCATGCGCCCCCTTGTCCCTGGCGATACGATCGCCGTCGTGAGCCCCGCGTCAGCAACGGGCACCGACGTGTTAGATGGCTTCGCAGCCCTGGCTGAGGCGAGAGGCTATCGAGCCAAGATCTTTGGCGGTGGAGACGAGAAGTTCGGCCGAATGGCAGCCGACGACCACCGGCGCGCTGAACACCTGCTTGATGCGTTCAGGGATGACAAGATTGCAGCGATCGTCGCAGCGCGCGGCGGCTACGGAAGTGGCCGCCTGCTTGCGCATCTCGATGGGCAATCCTTGAGGCCGAAAATTCTCGTCGGCTACAGTGACATCACCAACCTGCTCCTGCACGTCGCAGCACAGTCAGGCTTCACAACCTTTCACGGCCCAATGGCGGTTGATCTCGCTCGGAAGCACGACAAGGACTCTATCGATTGGTTCTTCTCATTGCTCGAAGGCAAGCTTCTTTCATACACACTGAATTCGCCCGACTTCATTCATTTTCGTTCAGGAACGGTCAGTGGGCCTCTATACGGCGGAAATATCTCTGTCATTGGAGCGTTGGCTGGCACCCGCAGCCTTGCGGTCCCCGACGGGGCAATACTCATGCTCGAGGATGTGAATGAATTCATGTACTCGTTGGACCGCTCCCTTGTTCATCTCCGCCGAGCCGGCGTGCTGGACCGAGCAAGCGCTATACTCTTCGCGGATATGAAGCTGAAAGATGGAATGTCACCGGACAACTCCCTCGGGATGCTTTTTGAGGATGTTTTACACAATCACTTCCATGACTTCCCTGGGCCAATCGCCTTCGGGCTTCCATGCGGGCATACGGATCGGCAACTGACCCTTCCGATTGGCTGCGAAACCACCGTCGAGGTGACCCAAAGCGCCGTTCGGCTCACATTCAGGGACCTCTGGGAGAAGCGTCTTCAGCGGCGGGCAGCAGCCTGACCTAGGGTGCGGACTCATTTCGCTGCAATCCATATTCGGATTGCGGCGATCTTGATTGCAGCGAGCAAGTTGTCCGGGGATCGGTCGTATCGGGTGGCGAGGCCTCTGAACTGCTTGATACGGTTGAAGAAGCGCTCGACGAGGTTGCGCTGCTTGTAGACCCACGGACTGAAGGCGAAGGCGTCCTTTCGGATGGTGCGGGGCGGGATGTTGGCCCAGGCTTTCTTCTCCGCGCAGGCGTCGCGGATGGCGTTGGTGTCGTAGGCGCGGTCGGCGATCAGGGTGGCGCCGGGCGCGACGAGGGGCAGCATCTGCTCGGCGGCGGGGGCGTCGCCCGCCTGTCCCGCGGTGAGCGCGATCTTCACGGTGCGGCCCTCGGCGTCCACGAGGGCGTGGATCTTGGTGGTCAGCCCGCCGCGTGAACGTCCCATGCAACGATCCCCACCGGCCTCGGGGCCCCCCTTTTTGCCGCTGCCCCATGCTGGTGGACGCGGACGCAGGAGCTGTCGATCATCACGATGTCGCCGTCGTAAGCCGCTGACACCGCATCCAGAAGCCGGTCCCACACCCCCGCCGCCCGCCATCGCACGAACCGGTTGTAGAGCGTCGTGCGCGGCCCGTAGCGCTCCGGCACGTCCCGCCACGGCGCGCCCGTCCGGAACCGCCACAGGATGCCGTTGATCACCCGGCGGTCGTCCACCCGCGGCACGCCCCGCGACTTCTGCGGCAGCAGCGGCTGGATGATCGCCCATTCCTCGTCAGACAGTTCATGCCGGCGCATCTCACCCTCCCTCTTCAGGAAGGTTGAATCAGCACTCGCGCCGCCAAGCAAACGCTATCGTCGGTTAATGGGGACAGTGCCTAGTTAGTAGAAGGCTGTGAAGCTGCCGCGCGCAGACTGAAGCTGATGGAGGGCACTCTCGTGCCACAGTTCGTTGTGTAGGAAGGATCCGATCAGTTCCGGGTCCGCCGGACCGGACGCCTTTTCGATGAAGACCGGTGAGGTAGCCGGATGAAATCCGATATCAGCCACCTCGTTGATTCCCATCAATATCCCTTTGAAGTATTGTGTCTCGTGCCCCCGCAAGCCGGTAGTTGTCATCACTCTATGAAAGCCGTTACCGGATGATCCAAGAAATTGGGTGATAGACAATCCCGCGGGTATCGCGATCTTTCCGTTGAACTTATAACGGAATCTGCGTCCGTCTGGACTCTTGTTGTCTTGGTTTTCCTCATAAACAAGAAAGCCGCCATCTTGATTCCAAGATACCTCTATGCAAGAGCATATTACCCTGTCCTTGAAATCATACGAGTTCCGGAACATGTAATATGTTCCAACGTAATTCTCGAACATCTCCCGTGAGTAGCCGCCCAGCTCGGGCGGAGCTATCGTTTGCCCCCGAGCTTCTCTATCTACAATGTTGGTGTTTAGGAGCGAGAGGCCGAGCACCTCTTCGATGCACGTGAGGGACTGAAGCCGAATCCGATCACCTTTGCGCACACGGTCGACCGTTTTCCGGTCAAGTCCCGCCTTGTGCGCGACCCATGCAGCGGATACGCCTCTTCGCAGCATCGCATCGCTTATTCGACGGCCGGCCTCATTCCATTCGACATGAATCATGTCCCCTGTCCCCGTTCCAGCACCCAAGGTGTCGGTAAGGTACTCTGAAATGATTCTTACGTGAGTAATCTCTGGTTAACATAGCAGTGAGCGCCTGAACCCGTCTACCGGAACCTTGGCAGATCATGGGACTATTCGATCGGCGCGCAAGGCGGAACACCGAAATCAAAGCTTGCTCGCGGATCAGGCTCTTCGCCATTTCCCAAAAGCGTCGTCGAGGCCGTCCTCGGCAGCCACGAGCTCAACGCCCTGCATTATGCTTCTCGACACCCGGAGACCGGCGCTCCCCTGCGGGCCCATTCTCGAAAAAACGCGGCCCAGAATAGGGCCTTGCTCGATGCCTTTCCGCTCGGCAGTGCCACCGCCCGCGATGTGCTCGGTTGGCTACAGACCCTGCCGCTCCTACTCGACATGGGACGCTTCCGGATCGCCCATGCTGCCTGGCCGGAGCCGGCGGTCGCCGAGATCCGGACGGTCACGCCCACCGAGATTCGGGATCAGGGACTGGATGGAGCCCCGGGCTTCGGTGAGTGTCTGCTGCGCGAGCTCAACGCCGGCCGCGCCAATCGTCGCGACCTCGGCCATGCCCCCTCCCTTCATCGTGCGGCTTTCGGCCAGGCGCTCGCGAGCGGGCGGCGTCTTCTCGGCGAACGGGACGGTCCGCGCCGGGAACGCCTCGCCCCAACGCCGCGCGGGCCCGAGGTCTATGTGCATGAAGCCCGAGCGCGGGTAACTGCCGATGCCGCGGAAGCCGACAGTGCGTGCGGCCGCCTCAAAAACCGCCGGATCGTGGTTCACCATGGCGATGTCGAAGGCGGTGCCGAGCATGTGCTTCGAGGCCGGGGCGCCGCCGACGCGGCGGTTGTGCTCGGGGTTGCGATAAGCCGAGCGCACGATCAGGTGCTTGCCCAGGCGGTCGCGCAGGGCCTGGAGCTTGTCGAGGGCGGCGGGGTCGATGCGGATCGATCCGGTGCCGCGGCAGGCGATGTCGGCGGGCGAGAAATTCGCCCAGCGCCAAGCGGAAGCGGGCACGTCGCGCCAACTGCGGAAGTACGTTGTGGTCATGGGGTCTCTCCCAATGAAAAGCCCGCCAGAGGCGGGCCGGGACGGAAGCGAAGGTGGTGGATCAGGTCAGGGGTTCGGGCCGAACCACCGGAGCTTCATGGCGATGCCGGTGAGGAGCGCGATCAGGATGCCGGTGGTGATCACGCTCACGGCGGTCTGCACCGCGGTGCGCCGCACGAAGCTGATGCATTCGAGAAGCGAGCGCATGTCGTGGATGGTGAGCACGGCGTCCTTGCCGCCGAGACCGACGTCGCTGAGCGCGCGGCGCGCACCCTCCTCGGCGGCGCGCGCGAGCATGGCCTCGAGCTCGGCTTCCGGCACCCGAAGGTGGCCGTCGTCTCTTCGTGGTGGGGTCATCGGTGATCTGCCTCCGTCATCCGAACCTGGCCCCCCAGAACGTCGTGTGATTGGCCGCGAAATATCCGTCCTGCGCCCGGAACGTGCCCTGCAGCTCGACGGTGTCGCCGGCGTCGAGCACCACGAGCGTCTGCAGCCAGAGCGCGGTCAGCTCGGAGACATGGCTGCCCGAGATCTCGCCGAAGGCGCCACGGATCTCGGTGCTGCCGTTCAGCACGAGCCGGCCGCGCATGCGGGCGTCGGTGCTGGAGTTGACCTTGTAGAGCAGCGAGGCGCCAAAAAGATAGGTGCCGGCGACCGGCGTGGTGAAGCGGTTGGTCCCGGCGTCGAACGCGCCCTGGTCGTTGTACTCGGCGGTGTTGATGGCGATCTTCGTCCAGGCATCGACGGCGACGTAGTTGTCGAAATTGGTGTATCCCTTGAAGCGCGGCAGGTTCGGCTGGTCGACGATGCCGGTCGCGTTGTCGATGATCAGCCCGTCGAGAAACGTGGCTCCATCGGCCGAGACCGCAAGGCGCAGCCTGTCGGAGCCGAAGAGGCCGATCAGCGCCCGCGTGACGAAAGCGGTCTGCAGGACGAGCCCGAGATCGCCGCCGGCTGCCTCCTTGTTCAGCGTGGTGATCAGATCGCCGCTGCCGCCGTCGCCGGCATAGAGCGCGGTCCAAAGGGCGGCGTTGAGTTTCGCCGCGAACGGGCTATCGGCCGTGGCCGACATGCCGAGGCCGAGGCGGGCCGCGTTCTGGATTTCGGCGAGGGCCGGCGGCAGGAGCTGCACGGCGCGCCAGCCGGTGGCCCCCCGCAGCCAGAGATGGCCGTCGCCGGCATTGAAGGCGCGCCAGCCGGGGCGCGGGCTCAGGCGCTGCCAGGCGCCGTCGACCCAGTACGCAATCTCGCCCTCCCAGCCTTCCCACGCCCCGCTCGCTAGGCTCGCCACGATCCAGGCCTGGCCGTCCGCCGGTGATCCCGGCGGGGCGCCCAGCGCCGCGTCCTGCACGGTGAGCTGGACCGCGGCATCGAGCAGCCGCAGCGCCTCGTTGACGGTGACATGCTTCTGCGCCTGGTTGGCGGCGAGATAGGGGAGCTGCAGGTTGGTCGACTGGCTCATGCCTCGGGGTCTCCTTTCTTCGTCAGGTCGGGATCTCGGCTGCGCCCGGCGCGCCCCGGCCGAGCGCGCCGATCTGGAAGACGCGCAGGCGCAGGCTCGTCACCGGCCCGCCGAAGTCCGCGGCCAGCATCGCCGCGGTGTAGGTGAAGGCTGGCGCCGTCAGCCCGGTCACCGTCCGGAGCACCGCGCCGCCGCCGTCCAGCACCTCGATCTCGTATTCCTCGCGCTCCTCGCCGAGCGGCGCCTCAGCCAGCACCCAGCTGTCGCCCGCGGCCGCCCGGGTGCGCCTGATCCAGCTGAGCCGGATCGAACCGTCGCCCTGGCGTGCACCGCGCAGGTGCACCGGGCTCAAGGTGCGCAGGCCCGTGCCGTCGGGCGTGAAGGTGATGGCTGCGTTCACCGGGTCGCCGGCAGAAGCGGTCGCCGGGCCAATGCGCCAGTTCCAGGGCAGGCCGATGTCGGCGGCGGTGACCGCGAGCGGCTGGACCGCCGCATCGAGGATCACGACGGAGGCGCCCGCCGGGGTGGGCGCGCCGATCGCGGCCTCGGTGCCGAGCTGGCCGCGCAGGAGGCGCGTCAGCCGGTACCGCCCCGGCGCCAACAGCTCGGCCGCGGCGAACTGGACGATCTCCCAGGCGCCTGATCCGCTCTCGACGGCGAGCGCGTTCGCGCCGGCGAAGAGCGCCTGGTCGGGGACGCTGGCGAGGGCACCTTCGGGCAGATCGACCCAGAGTTCGTTGCCGAGATCGAAGCGGTGCACCGGGCCGGCATGGAGATCGAAGGCGAGCGTGCCGATCGTCGCCGGCCGGGTAGTGATATCCAGGAGCTCGAACCCGTCCTCGGCAGCACTCCGCCAGATCGCGGCCTCGCCGTACCACGGGCGCGCGTAGACCGCGGCGTAGGGCCGCGCGGCGGGGATCTCGTCGGCGAGCTGCGGCAGGTTCATCAGGAGCGCGAGCGGCGGGCCGAAGACCGCGGGCCGCGCGGAGGCGGGCGTGCGCTCCGGGCCGGGCGGCAAGTCGTAGATCGCCGGGTCGGTGCGCCGCGCCTCGATGCGCCGCGCATCGCCGTCCGAAATCCGGACGAGCGTATAGTCCTGCGCCCTTCCGTCATGCAGGAGCCGCACCACGTCGGTCGGATCGAGCGCGAGGCGCGACGGCGGCAGCGCGAAGCCCGCCTCCTCGCGGCCGACCCAGTCCTCGAAAAGGGCGCGGCGGGCGTTGCGGTCGGCTTGGCCCTGATCGATCGCGATCGGGAAGCTCTCTGCGGTGATCCGGGCGGTGTCGACGGTGATGCGGCGGGCCTCCACGGTGGTGCCGCCGAACTCCGCATCGGCCTTCACCACGCGCCACTTGAGTGCGCGGGCGCGCTCGGTTTCCTGGCCACGGGTGAGGGTGATGTCCTCGCCTTCGCGCCGCTCGGCGGCGACGAGATCGTCGGCGGAGATCTCGGCCACCGCGCGCCCACCGCGCGGAACGAAGCGCAGTACCCCGCCGGTCTCGACGCCGTCGAAGCCGAAGAAGCGCGCGAGCGGCTCGATCGATCCGCGCGCGCTCTCGATCCCCGTCACCAGATAGCCCGGCACCGTGGCCGCGAGCCGGTCGGTGTCGGCGAGGCCTTCGGGCAGCCCGCTGCGGTGGCAGAGCGCGCGCACGAGCTCGGCGAGACCGATGCCGCCGAGCCGGCCGCCGAGCCAGTGTCCGAGCCGCCAGTTGCCGCCGTCGGTCCAGACGTCGTCGCGGGCCGGGAAGGCCGGGAAGGGCCGGGCATCCCAGGTCCAGATGCTGATCTCGTCGACATCGATCATCCGGCCGGGATAGAGCGAGGAGACCGGATTGTTCGCCGGATCGGACCAGTAGGGCAGGAGCGCCTCGATATGGCGGCGCTGGATCATGTCGTCGCGCCAGCCCCGCGAGAAATGCGGCAGGACGCTCTCGGAGGACTTCGGGTCGAAGAACACGTTCGGCTGGTTGGTGCCGCGGTCGATCGCCGGGCAGCCCACCTCGTTGAAGCGGATCGGCTTCGATTGCGGTACCCAGGGCGTGGGGCTCGCCGCCTCGACACCGCCCGGCCGGTCGAAATGCGGCTCCGACCACCAGCTGCGCAGATCCTTGAAGCGGAACACCCAGGGATTGCCATGGGCGCCGTCGGTGATCGGCGTGCGGATTTGCGCGGCGCGGGCGGCCTCGCTCGCATAGAACCAGTCGAAGCCCTCGCCGCCCTCGATGTTCGCGCGCAGATAGCCGAGGTCGTGGATCGCGGGCCAGCCGGCGAGCGCATCGAGATGCGCCTCGCCATCGCGCCAGTCCGAGAGCGGCATGTAGTTGTCGATGCCGACGAAATCGATCGCCGCATCCGCCCAGAGCGGATCGAGGTGGAAATGCACGTCGCCCGACCCGTCCTGGGGGTGATGGCCGAAGTATTCCGTCCAGTCGGCGGCGTAGCTGATCTGCGTGCCCGCCCCGAGGATCGCGCGGCAGGCGGCGGCGAGATCGCGGAAGGCCTCGACCGCCGGGTAGCTGCTCGGCCCCGAGCGGATCTGGGTCAGCCCCCGCATCTCGCTGCCGGTCAGGAAGGCATCGACCCCGCCGGCGGCGGCGCAGAGATGGGCGTAGTGCAGGATCATCCGGCGCAGGCCCCGGTCGCCGGCGGGCCCGGTCCAGCTGACGGAGGTGCCCGAGACCGCATAGTGATGGGGCTGCGCCGCTCCGAAGAACGCGGCCACCTGTGCCGTGGCGGCTGCGGTTTGGTCGACGGTGCCGGCGTAACCCGCGGCCGGCGTGCAGGTGATCCGGCCGCGCCAGGGCAGCACCGGCTGGCCGATCTCCGCAGCGTCGTCCGAATAGGGGTTCGGCAGGGCATTGCCCGCGGGCACGTCCATCATGAGGAACGGGTAGAAGGTCACGCGGAACCCGCGCGCCTTCAGCTCCCCGATCGCCTGCACCACCGAAAAATCTGCCGGCGTGCCGCCATAGATCGGGTCGCCCTTCACGTCGCGCGAGACCTCGTGCGCCTCCGCCCGCTCCACGCCGTTCACCGACCACGTGCCCGGCACGGTCTCCTTGGTGGCGACCTCGACTCCGGGCCGGATGGCGCAATTGCCGGCGCGCAGGTCGAGCCCGAACCACGAGACGACGAGCGACACCGACCGGCAGTTCGGGGCGCAGGCCTCCAGTTGGTCGAGCGCCGCGATGAAATCCGGCACCCCGAGCGTCGAGTTCACGTTCTCGGACTGGGTGGCGCCGCGGCCGAGCCGCCGGGTGATCGGCTGGGTGGCGTAGACGAACTCGCCGGCGGAGGGGATGATGTTCACCGCCCGGACCAGCTGCTCGGCCGAGGCGGGATCGTCGCTCGGGGCGAAGATCTCGAAGGAGAGCTGCGGCAGGCGGTTGCCGAAGCGCGCGAGCGCCAGGTCCTCGAAGACGACATAGGCGGTGCCGCGATAGGCCGGTGCGTTCCCCGCGCCGTCGAGCGCCTCGATATGGGGATCGGGCAGCTGGTCCTCCGTGCCGCGGTGGAGCCGGATCACCGCGCCCGGCAGATCGAACGGTTTGCCGTCGGCCCAGATGCGTCCGATGCCGCCGATCGAGCCCTCGCAAAGCGCCACGGCGAAGGAGCAGGAATAGAAGTACTCGGTGACCTTGGTGCCGCCGCCACCGCCGCCCTTGCCGCCGCCCCCTTGGCGGGACTTCTTCCTCCGCTCGCGGAAATCCGTCGCCCAGATGATGTTGCCGCCGAGCCGCATCCGGCCAAAGACGCGCGGGATCACCGCGCCTTCGGTGGCGCTGGTGACCCGCACGTCCTCGAGCCGCGGGCCCTCGATGCGCTGGGTCGGGGCGAGCGAGGCAATGATTCGGGCATCGATCGCCGTGCCGACGACCGAGCCGATGGCGCCGCCGATCGCCGCGCTGGAGATCCCGAGGATTGAGCCGCCGATGCTGCCGCCGATCGCGCTGCCGACCGCGGTGAGGATGATGGATGCCATTGGAGATCAGCCTTGCCCGGAATAGGATGCGGATGCGGGAAAGAGGAAGGCGAAGCGGGCGCGGCGCGCCCAGGGCCCCGTCCAGGGATGGATCACCACGCCGGCACCCTCGTAGGCATGGATGAAGGCGGCAGGTATGCCGCCGAGCAGGATGCCGCAGTGCTTCGCCGGCGCCGGACTGCCCATGCGGAAAAGGATCAGTGCGCCGGGGCCGGCCTCGGCCAGGGGCAACTCGATCAGGAAGCGCCGCGCAGCTTCGGCCAGCACCTCGCGGCCGCCGGCCTCGCCCCAGTCGCGGGTATAGGGCGGGATCGGGCCTGGCTCCGCGCCATGGAGCGCGCGCCAGACGCCGCGGGCGAGGCCGAGGCAGTCGCAGCCGGCGCCGCGTGTGCTCGCCTGGTGCCGGTAGGGTGTGCCGAGCCAGGCCCGCGCCGCCGCGATCACCCCGGCCGGATCGGCCGGCCTCATGCCCCGCCACCCTCGATCGGGACCAGCGGCGCGCCGCTATTGGCGTCGCCCCGGTTGGGGTAGCGTACCACCACGTCGTCGCCGGGCATCACCGGGAAGCCGCGGAAGTTCGCCGCATTGGCGAACTTCGCACGGCAGGTGGCGAAGCGCTTGTCGCAGCCGGCGCGGAGTATGAAGCCGTCGCCGGGCGCGATGGCGCGGACCGGCGGCTCGAAGAGACCGATCAGGGCGATGCCGCCCGAGGTCCCGTGGCTCGCGATCTCGGCCCGCCGCCCGGCGTTCGCGCCGCTCGTCCAGTCGATCCGCCCGAGATCGAACCAGCCGGGTTCGAAGCCGTCGAGCGCGCCGCTCACGGTGAAGCCGCGATCGCCGGTGGTGGCTGTGACGGTGCCCGCGGCCGAGAAGGCGGCGGCGTCGAGATCGACCCCGCAGCGGGCGTCGCCCACCGCCGCGTCGCAATGGAACTGGTAGGTGCGTCCGACGGTCTGGTTGAGGTAGTGGGCGAGCGAGCGGACCTCGGCAACGAAGGCGGTGCGGCCGCGCCGGATCTCGCCGATGTTGCCCCGCCGCAGGAGCACGCGCTCGGCGGGCGCCTCCCAGTTCACCCGCCAGAGGTCGACCGCGGCGTTGTCCCAGCGGCCGTCGAGGATGTCGGTCTCGGTGATGCGCCCGGAGGTGAGCGCGCCTTCGGCGTCCTGCGCATCGACCGCGAGATCGCTGCCGGCGCGGACCTCCGAGGCGACAAGGCCGCTGTCGGGCTCGAATTCGGTGCCGTCGAAGGCGAGCCCCCGGTCGTGGTCGGTGAAGCCGAGCACGACGCCGTCGGTGCGGGTGATCCGCCAGCACCAGGCGAGCGTCGTGGAACCGCTGTCGAGATGGGCCTGAAGGCCCGGGGGCAGCGTCTTCATGGCCGGATCTCCACGAGCGGGATCGAGGTGATCGAGCCGAGCCGCTCGATGTCGAGGGTGACGGGCAGCTCGTCGCTGTCGAAGCGCACGGCCACGTCGAAGGTGAAGCCCGCGGTGACCGCGACGCCGTCGGCCGGCGGCACGTCGAAGGTGACGATCCCGGTCGTGACATCGACCGTCCATCCCGAGGGCTGCGGCACGCCGCCGAGCGCGATCTGCACCGAGTCGGTGACGGGCTTGGTGATGGCCCGCGTCCAGGACTGCGCGCCGCTGGCATAGAGCTTCACCAGCTGGAAGGCGGTCGCCGCGCCGTCGCCCTGGCCGAGGAACTGGTCCTCCGGCCCGGGCTCGGCCGAGGGCAGGCAGGACTTGTAGTCGGCCCAGTCCTTCCAGCGGAAGCCGTGCAGCCGGCCACGGCGCGCCTCGAAGAAGGCGATGACGGCGGCGAGGTCGTCGGCGCGGCGGATGCCGTAGGCGGCATCGTAGCGCCGGCGCGAATTGGCCCAGGGGCTGTTGCGCTCCTCGCGCCCGTTTGCGAGCTCCACCACCTGCGTGCGCCGCTCGGGTCCGCCGCGGGCGCCGCGGCTGATGTTGTCGGGAAACCGGATCTCGTGAAACGCCATGCTCAGAGCCCCCGCCGGCCATAGGCGACCGCCCGGGCGATGTCGGCGGCGACCTGCGCCCGGCTCGCCCGGAAGCTCGTGGCGTCGCGGGCGTTGATCACGATGCGCGTGCCGCCGCCGCCCTCCCACTCGCGGGTCTCGCGCCGGTTCAGCACGCGCTCGCCGCGCTGCAGGATCGCCGCCTGCTCGTCGGGCCTGAGCCCGAAGCCGCCGCCGCCGTGAAACCGTGGCGCGTTCGCGAGCGCCGCAACAGGGATCAGCGTCGACCGCCCGCCCGGCACGCGCCCGCCGTCGTGGAAGGTGCCGCCGAGGACGCCGGCGATGCCCTGGAAGAGGCCGCTTCCGCCCAGCGCGCCGCTCAGTGCCTCGGCGATCGGCCCGAGCACCGCCTTGCGAACGGCGATCTTCGCGAGATCGGCGAGGATCGAGGTGACGAGCTCGGAGAACCCGATCTTGCCGGTGCGCACGAAGGTGGCAACCGCTTCCTCGGCCGAGCTGAAGGCGCCGGCGATCGTCTCGCCGAGACCCTTGCCGATGTCCGCGGCGCGGGCGGCGTAGTCGGAAAGCGCCTCGCGGACCTGATCGATGGCGGTCTTCGCCGTCTCCATACCTTCGGCCGCCTGCTCCCCGGCCCTGCGCATGGCGCCGCCGGCCCGGCCGGCCGCCTCGCTGGTCTCGTCGAGCGCGCTTGCGTTCTCGACCGCGCGGTCGCGGATCGTCCCAAAGAACTCGCCGAGCGGGTCGCTCGCGAGGATCTCGGCCATGCGGGTGCGAAGTTCCCCGGCGGCACCCATCACCTGCTCGGGATAGGGGTTCTCGATGCGGGGGATGTCGAGCGCCTCCAGCGTGCCGACCCGCAACCCCTCGGGCAGGCCGGGAATGTTGGCGAGCAGCTCGTTCACCCGGGTCGCGAGCCCGTTCAGGAGCCCGATCGCCCGGTTCACCATGATCTCCAGCCCCAGGATCGTGGCGTTCGCCGCGCCGAGGACCGCCGCGCCGATCAGCGCGGGAAGCGTGCCCCAGATCGCCCGGATCGCCTCGAAGGCCGCCCGGAAGGCATTGATGATGGCGTTGCCGGCGAGCCGCACCCCTTCGACCACGAGATCCCAGGCGGCGGAGAACCAGGGGCCGATCAGGTCGATCGCGGGCTTCAGCACCCGCAGGAGCCCGTCGCGCACGGTCTGCCAGACGGCGAGCGCCACGTCGCCGAAGGAGACCGCGACATCGGAGGTTTTGTTGATCTCGGCCCGCATGCCGGCCATGGCGACGCCGCTTGCCGCGACTGCGGCCGTCAGCAGTGGGAAGCGCGTGAGAAGGCCGCCGAGCATTCGTCCGGTGTCGCGCAGCGCGCCGCCGATCCCGCCCTGGCCGGCCCCATAGATCTGGGCGATCTGCGGGCCCTGCTGGATCAGGACCATCAGCGGGTTCATGCCCGAGGCGAGCGTGACGAAGATGTCGTTGAGCTGGAACATCAGCATCCGGCTCTGGTAGGCGGCAAAGCGCGAGGCGCCGGCCATCTGCGTGAGTGCGGTGCCGCGGCCCTTGATCGCCGCGATGCTGGCAAGCGCCGCCTGCCGTTCGCGCGAGATCGCAGCACCCATCTCGTCCGCGCCGATCGCGCCGACCCGATGCGCCTGGCGGATGTCCTCGAGGCTCGCCCGGTATCGCCGGATCACCGCGAAGAGCGGGTTGTACTTCGTCCGCAGGTCGTCGAGTGCGGCGCCATAGGCGGCGATGTCCCCGGCGCTGCGCCCGATCCGCGGTGCGGCGCCCGTCACCTGATCGATCCGCTCCCTGAGCGAGCCGGTCGAGGCGCCGGCGGCGCGCAGCGCCGTGGCGGTGCGGGTGGCCCGGGCGGCGAGCGCCTCCATCGCGCCGAGCGCCGCCCCAGCCGATCGACTGAGGCCCGCAAGCCCGCGGCTCGCCGGCTCCGCCCCGCCGGCGATCCGGCCGAGCGCCCGGCTGCCGGCATCGCCGAGTGCTACGAGTTCGGCCTTCATCTCCTTGCCGCCCACCGCGGAGAGGCGGACGGAGACCTTGCGTTCAGCCATCGCTCGACACCTTCACCTGTTCATTGATCTTCGCGACGACGATCGGCTCGATCTCGGGGAGCACTTCCGCGACGAGGCGGGCATCGATTCCGAGCGCTCGCGCCAGCGCGAAGGCCGCGGTGAGGTCCCAGCCGAGCACCGCGCCGGGGATCGCGCGCAGCTGACCGCCCATGCGCAGCACCAGATCCCAGATCTGCCAGCCTTCCATGGTCGCGGGCTGGCTCATCCGGCCGGGACAGTCGGCGCATTGGCCGGGGCAGGCGGCGCAGTATCCGTCGCCCCCGCCGAAGTGCCATTCGGCGCGGGCGCGCAGACGTTTTTTTCCGCGTCCAGGATCAGGCCTTTTGCCACGTAGTGCAGCTGGAAGGCCTCGAAGAGCGGCCAGAGATCGAGGAGTGCGGCGATAGCCTCGGGGCCGGGCGGGATCGGGACGCCGTCGGCATCGCCCACGCCCTCCCAGTCGCGGATCGCGAGGCGCCCGAGCGCCCGGCCGAGCGCGAGCGCCCGGTCCTCGTCGGAGGCCGTCTCGGGCAGGGCCTCGACGCCGGGGTCGCTGCGCGCGGCGAGCATCAGCGCGGTGGTGAGCGGTGCGACCAGCACGCGCACGCCGGGGGCGAGGTCGAGCCAGGCGGGCTCATGGGCGAGATCGAGACGGATCATCGGGGCTCCTTCCTAGAGGCCGGGGTTGTCGTAATCGGGCAGGTCGTTGACGAGCGTGACGGTCGCCATGCGGCCGAGGCCGGCGTCCTGGGCAGCCTGCCAGGCGAAGCTCGCCTGCACGCCGCCGGGGCCCTGCAGGGCGAGACGCGGCTTCGGCAGGTAGACGGCATGGGCGGTCAGCGTGAAGGCGAGATCGGGTGAGGCGGTGTAGGCGAATTCGAGCTCGGCCGGATCGCCGGCCAGCGCCTGGTCGAGCAGCACATGATCGGCGAAGCGCACCTCGATCGTCCCGGTGAGGCTCGCCATCGAGGGATCGGCGCCGTCGATCATGCCGTCGGCGCGGATCGTCTCGATCCGGTCGAGGTTGTTCGCGTAGGTGATTTGCGCGGAGACCACGTTGCCGAGCGTCGTACCCCCGCGCTTCACCGATCCGTGGAACGCTCCGAAGCGCGCCAGATCGAGGCCGTTGAGCGTGCCGGCGGCGGAGCCGGTCGCGACCGTCTCGCCCCGTCCGATCAGGCCCACGGTCGCGGTGACGAGGCCTGCGCGCTGCATCGACCAGCTGATCTGGTTGACCATGCAGCCGCCATTCATCCCGAAATGCGGCACCTCGGGCATGCCGATCTCGACGGCCATGCTCGGCAGCAGCCACCCGCCCGAGCGAAACTCGTGGGTATAGACGCCGGTGTCCTCGGTGGTGACTGGCGCGCCGAACGCGCCCTTTAGCCAGACGCCCCAGAAGCGGGCGTCGATCGGCACGGTGATCTCGCCGTCGCTGGTGATCGCGTCGCCGATCGGCGCGACCGGATCGCGGCCGTAGCCGAGTAGCTCGGAGGCGAGGAGCGGCTGCTCGGCCCCGAGTTTCGCCTGGGCGAAGGGCATCCGCCAGAAGCGGCCGGAGGCGGGCGGCGTGCCGTAGACGGTCTCGAAGCCGAGCGCCATCTGCGCCCGCGCGCCCTGTGCGCGTGCCATGATCTGATCTCCGATTTCTGATTGCTGATTCAGGATTTGAGCTGCTTGACCGTCGCAACGAAGATCGCGGTCAGCTCATCCGCTTCCCTGGAGAGATCGCTTAACTGGGCCACGGTCCGAATGCCGCGTTGCCCGGCGGTTTACCCTTTTGCCGCCTGGGACTTGCCTGTCGTTGCGCCCGCGTTCAGGATGTCGCCGGGGTTTGGTGGGTATTCGTATGTTCTCTCGTGTTCGGGCCGCGCTCCTGCGGCGGCAGGCAGCCATCGTCGAGGCCGAGGCGCTCGTCTGGCGCTGGGGTGCCCGCGGCGTCGAGATGGCGCGGGCCTATTCGGACTGTCCGCTCTCCACCGAGGAGCGGCGCGCGCATTACCGTCGGGTCACGCGCCTCGCAGCACGCCGTCACCGGTTCCTCGACGGCCTCGACATCGCCACGAGATACGAGGTCCTCGCCGGATGGAAGCGCCGGCGCGGGCACATGCTCGAATGAGGCCCCTCGGCTTCAGGCGCCAGGGACGGGGCACGCTCGCCGGGCTATTCGTCGGGGTCCTTGCGATCATGGCAGCCTGTTCCGCTATTCTACCCGGCGCAGAGGATGCCGGCGCGGCCGGACCGGACTCCATAACCGCAGTCGCCTTGCCGGCCGGCGAAACCTTCACCGGCCGCGTCACCCGGGTGATCGACGGCGACACCTTTTGGATCAGTTCGGCCGACGTGCGCATCCGGGTCTGGGGCCTCGATGCGCCCGAAAGCGGCAGGCCGGGCGGATCGCAGGCGACGGCCACCCTGTCGAACCTGATCTCCGGGCAGACCCTGACCTGTCGTCAGCGCGACACCGACCGGTACGGCCGCATCGTCGGACAGTGCTTCCTGCCCGACGGCCGCGACATCACTGCGGCGATGATCGCGAGCGGCACCGCGCGCGAGTTCTGCCGCTACTCCGGGAACCTCTACCGGACCTGCTGATGCTCAGAGCAGCGGATCGCTCGTCTCGTAGGTGAGCACGATCCCGATCGTTGCGGCCTTGAGACCTTCGGCGCCCTCGATAGGCAGGCCGATGGATGCCGGCGCCTCACCGATGACGTAGTCGCACCGCCCGCCGAGGGTGCGGTCGGCGGCGAGCGCCTCGCTGATCGCGCGCTTCAGGGCGTCGAAGGCCATGTCGCGGTCGGCAGCGTTGGCGGCCTCGACGGCGATATCGATCTCGGCACGGTGTTCGTAGATGTACCGCGGTGGCGAGAGCAGGATCTCTGGTTCGCCCGGCTCGCCGTCGCGCAGGATCGCGACGCCTTTCGGTGGGACGCGCTCTGGCAGGATGACGTTGCGAAGCAGTTTCGCGCCCGCGGGCAGGGTTGCCCCCAGTGCAGCGAAGAGCGCCGAGAAGGTGCTCTCGGCGGTGGTCGGTGTGGTCATCGTGCTTTCCCACTCCACTATTGCGGGGGAGACTGCGAGGCATGAGCACCAGTCATTGGACACGCTCCCAACGCCGCTGGATGGCGCCAGTGGCTGTCATGCGGTATGCGTTTGGAACTGGAGATGGCGGACCTGAAGAAGAGCAGACGAGAAGGTAGCTCTTCTTGCTGCGCAAGCCAGAGGGTTTAATTCAACGGACGAGAAGATAGCCTACTATATAGAGGCTAATTCACAGCTTCTGGAAGACCCCCCGCGCCAACTTGAGTGCGACGATCAAGGAAAGCTTGCCCTTCCTGTTGTTACGGATTTCTGACTCCCAATAAGGAGTTCGACCGGCGCTGCGCTTCCTGCTTCTCCGGTTTGACCGGCGACGCCGCTCGATGCATGGCGGCCCGGACTTCCCTCACCCCGCCCGGCTCCACTGCAGAAGGTGGAGGCTGGGCCCCTTGGTCCCGGCTTGCCCGGTCGACCCTGCCGGCCACCGTCAGCTCCCAAGCCTGCTAGGCCGCCCTCCGCAACGATTTGGAGCGATGCATCTGTCGCGACGGAGATGAATTCAATCTCCACCCGCCCGGCGTCGCCGCCGTCGCCACCATTGCCTCCATCGCCACCGGAGCCCGCATTCCCGCCGTCGCCGCCGTTGCCGGGTCCGCTGTTACAGGACAGGAATCCATCCACTGCATTCTGGCCCGCGGCTCCGCTTCCGCCATCGCCGCCATCACCGCCAATGCCGCCGTCGCCGCCCGCCTCGCCAGAAGTATTGATCGCAAGCCTTCCAACGAATTGTTCGGCCACGAGTCGGACGCTTCCGCCATTCTTGCCACTCACGCCCGACCCTCCGGGACTCCCGTTCCCACCGTCGCGACCGCGCTGTCCGCTACGTGAAGGGGCATCGTCACCGCTCTGCCCGGTCTCCCCTCTTGCGCCCGCCGTTGCTGTTTGGCCAATCGGGAAGCTGATGATCGTTACGTTTTCCGCAGAAAGCCGCGCCGCCCGTATGTTGACTGAGTTCGAACCGATTTCAAGGTTGCCGGAAAGCACCACCTCCGCATTCGGCTGATCAATTAATAGGGGCGCGTCGAGAACGCGATCGCCGATTTCGATCAGTTCAAGTTCGCCAGGCCGACGGGATGTCGCTGCGCAGCCCGGATCAGGCGCTGGCAGGCCAGCTACCCCGCTCAGTGGAACGATCGCGCTCAGAAGGCCTCCGTTATCATCTTCGGCATTCCTCGGCTCTGCACCGGAAAATGACCCCTTAACGAAGCCCCTGACGACGCCGTCCTCTTGGAATACCGGAGAGCCGCTCATCCCTGCGGGCGCGCCAAACTGAGCGACGATCGTACCCCGCTCACCGTCGAAGCTGGCGATTGGCCCACGCAGGTCGAGAACCGGAAAGATCTCTGGGAACCCAGTCGTAAACACGTCAAGTCCCCTATGGAACCTTTCAGTCGAAAAGCAGACGGCCGCAAAATCACCAAGCCCATCACTAAGTTTGATCAGAGCAAAGTCCCGGTCCTTGTCGGCGTTGACGATCGTGAAAGTGTGCTCTTGTCCCGTTTTGAACCCAAGCCGTGCTCTGAGCTCTCTTCCCTCTTGCTGCGTAGCTAAGATCGGCTCAAGGATATGGTATGAAGTCAAGGCCAGACCGTCCGAAGTGACAACGACCCCTGTACCGGACGTTTCGACACTACCGGCGTCTGAAAATCCGCTAAGAGTGAGATAGACAACGGAGGGTCGGACCAGTTCATGAACCGATGCTCTTGGGCGCTCCTGAGCTTGTGCCTGCTCGATCACTGCTGCGATAAGGCACAGGCAGACGAAAATCACTTTCCTGTTCATTCTGGGTCTCCGTAGATTTCAGCCACGGCGAACTGGTCGTTAGCCGAGAGCTCGCCATTGTTCACCCATGGACGAGTGCAGTAGTTCATGACCGACTCGGGATCCCATCGCGTTAGCTGAAGATCTCCTTGTGAACCTTGCGTCAAATTGAGCTTGGCGCACTCCCCCGGTGTGTCCCATCGGTTCTGCTCGTGCGCAAAGGCCAGCGCATGGCCGAATTCGTGGACTGCTATAGACCTGATGCAGAACTGTCGGCGAGCCTCGGGCCTACGGCAGTCCCGCTTCCAGTTGGCGAAGGTGAAATTCAGAAGCATTCCGTGCGGCTTGCGATCGAGTTGGCTACCAAGCCCAAGGGTGCGCGGCCCGGCATCCGCTATCAGAATTCGTATGCCGCGGCTCCGAGGATTGCATAATCCCCACTGAACGAACCTTACTGCGGAATGTCTCTCCCACGTTTCGCTCACGGCCCGAATGACCAATTGGCGATCTGCGAGGTTACGCTGCTGCGGGTTCTCCCAGCAGACCGGGATGTTCCTTGTCGGCCAGATATGCGCCGTCGCCACGACTGCCCTATCGTCGATCGTCCTGAATCCGAAGGCGGCATCCTCGTCGAGTTGGTGCTGAGACAGAGCCGGTTGCTCCGAGGCAACCTGGAGCACTAAGAGGGCCAAGAGGCCGACAATAATTCGCTTGAGTTCCATACCCGCTATGCGCTCCCCGCACGCGTGCCACAGGCAGATGTCTGGCCGTATACAAAGACCATCTCCGATATTTTTCCGTTGGCACTGCTGTCGTAGCGCGTGATAAGGGTTCGATCCTCAATTGGCGCGAAGGTGGCCAACGCCGTGCCGACGTTGAGGGCGCGCGCAGCAAGCTTGATCACGTCGCTTAAGCTGCCGGCCGCATCGCCCCCGGCGGTGTCGCACAGCTGTTCACCGAGCCCTAGGTGACGGGCGGCGAGCCTCCAGGAATAGACGTCGTAGTTGCTGGACCCTTCGATAGACACATCGCTCGCCTCCGAAAACACAACCGTGACCCGGGGATATGTCCGCAACGACCGGGATAGTACCGGGTTAAGAGAACGACCATCGGCCAGACGTCCATCCGCGACGTATCGAAGTTCCTCGGCGGGCGACACCGTAACAAGTTCCCCGACCCTGGTCACTGGGTCTTGCAGGCGCGCTAAGTCTACCATGACGGCCGGATCAGGCGGCAAGCAAGCGGAACAAAATAGAATGAACGCAAGCAAGAAAGTGCACTTGTTTAGTTTGTACGCCCGAGCAAGCATCACATTCCCCCCAAGCAATATCTTTGCAATTTGATCGTTTAAGAAGTATCATACGGCGCCGCGCCGGCCAACCGGTTTTGCTTCGTCTACGCGCATCATGCGGCGCTCCCGGGCGACGAGAGCGCACTCAGAATGCCCCAACAAAGCTTAGGCCGTACCTGGTGCTGCTATCGCTAGTGTATTCTGGCGACCGGAAGTTGGGGCGGTTGCTAAAAGTGTGTCCGCCACAATGATGGCCCGATATCATGCGCAGGGCACCAACGTCGTGAAGCTGTCCCTCCAAGTCCAAGGACGACTTCTCATGCCGGTCTTTTTGGGGGGGCAGCAGTAAGGGTGCAGCCGACGAACTGGTCGCCGCTTGCAATATCATGGAGTGCACGTCGGTTTCCCGTTGCAACTTCGATTGGTGAAGCGGCGTGCTGATCAATCGACTGGCCACCCCCTAGCAATCAAATCGGGCAATGTTGCAGACGCCCAGCGTGCTTCGCGCACCAGATCAAGCCGCTTCTGCAGAGAAACCTGCGGAACCAACAGGAAGATCGGCACCGTCTGCGCGCCGGACAGGATGCCGTCCCGCCGCCTGCGGCCGAGCTTCGCACGGGCCAGGCCGGCGCGGCCAAGACGCACATCGTCGGCCACCAGCAGGCTCGGGCCGCGGCGCCGATACACGAAGCGCAAGCGTATGCCAGTCCGCCGCTCCCAGCCGCCCGGAGTGATCCGCCTTCCGCCCGGGCCCCTGACCCCCGCGGCCGCGGTCGGGATCGCGAGGAAGAACCCGTGCTCCGAGCGGATCGTGACGCCCTCATCGAAGGCGTGCACGATCGTTGCCGCGCGCGAATAGACGAGCGACGCGGCCCGAAGTGACGGCTCGCCCACCGGGAAATCACGCTGCCGGATCGTCCGGGCCAGACGCGGCCCGAGACCTGCGCCGGTGATCTGGCCCCGCCAGCGATCCTTCAGCCCGGCGGCGGCGACCCTGACGCCGGCGGTGACGGCATTCTCGGCGACCGCGAGCTCGGCGGCGATCCAGGCGTCGAGATCGCCCTCGAGCTCGGCCATGATCCTCATGCTGCCCGCGCCTCCGCCGTCCAGAGAAGCCGCTCGCGGTCGCGCAGCGGCTCGCCGATGATCTCGAAGGCCTCGCCGTCGATCTCGATCAGGTCGCCCCTTGCCATTTCTGGGGCCTCCGCGACGCGGATCTCGAAGTGAACCGTATCGGTGACGAAGCGACTCTCTCCGAAGCTGGCGATGCGATCCGGGCTCAGCCGGACCACCCGGATCGGCTGGCCAGGGGCCGCGCCGCCCGGGCGCCAGGTCGCCAGGACGGACAGGTTCGGATCGGCGAAGAGCCCGTCGAGGGCGGCGGCGAAGGCAGACACGGAATCAGGCAACCGGGATGCCGAAGCAGGCGTTGAGCCGTACCCGGCCGATGATTTCAAGCGGCGTGTCGCCCACCGCCCGCACGGCCGCACCGATCAGCCGGTTGCCGGCGGCGACCGTGGTGCACCGGCCTTCCGTTGCGTCCCAGTAGACCGCGGCACCGACAGTCCATTCCTGGCTCCCGGCCTTCGGCAGATCGAACACGCCCGTGAGCTTGAGCACGACCTCGGCGCCGGTGGCGGCTGTGCCCTCGGCCACGCCGAAGAGCGTGCCGACGAGGATGCCCTCGCCCGAGGCGATGTCCGCGGGCGCGGTGATAGTGAACCGGTCGCCCACCGCGATGAAGTTCTTCATGGGGTCTCCTTGGGATCGGAAGGGATGGGGGCGGCCTTGCTGGCCGCGCTGATGGATCAGGCCGCCGCGGCGCCGGCGTTACGGTAGAGCCCGCGCCAGTCGATTGCCTTGGAGGCGAAGTCGTGGCGGGCCTTGATCTCGATCCCGTCGACCTCGAAGCCCATGCGGGTCTCGGTGTAGACGCCCTGCTGGCCCTCGAGATAGGCGTATTCGACGGTGTCGATGCGGGCGGGATCGGCGGCCAGGAACCACGGGTCCTCGCCGGCCTCGGGGATCAGGCGCGGCTCCTCGACCACCTCCAGCCGTCCGGCGAAGGTGTTCACTTGCGCGGTGCTGTTCGGCGTGGTGGCGGTCACCTGCTTGCGCGCCTCGAGGGAGCGGCTCCCCGGCGGCACGATCAGGAAACGCGGCAGGATCGAGACGAGCCGGTCTTCGAGCCCCTTCTGGACGCCGAAAAGGCGGTAGGCCTCGGCGAGCGCCGCTTCCGAGATCACCGAGGCGGTGCCGACATTGCCGTGCTCGGCGTGGAAGAGGGCGTTACCATCGCCCATCGCCGGGTTCTGCTTCAGGATCGCGTAGACGATGTCGGATTCGAGATCGGCCGCCGAAGCGCCGAAGGCGGCGGGCACTCGGGTGAAGGCGTCGAGATCGTCGTTGATCAGAGTCTGCCGGGTAATGCCGACGATCCGGCCGTAGGTGGCGAGCGCATAGACCTCCTTGGCCTCGCCGATCGTGCCGTAGGTGAACTCGCCCGATTCCAACACCTTGTGCAGGTCCGGCGCGCCGCCGAGCTGGGTGCGCTGGACCGGCTTGAAGTCCGCGATGGTCGCGCGGCGCGCCCAGGCGGTGAAGGTCCGCGGCGTGGCGGCATAGGCGTCGCGCAGCGTCTTGTTCGCCACGTTGGCGAGGATCGCCGGGAAGTCACTTGTCGAATGGTAACCGGCGCCCGAGCGCATCGAGAGCGCGGCCGAGGCGGCCTCCAGCTTCGACATGCCCCGGGTGCGGGAGCCCCGACGTTCCAGCGCGTCCTTGGCGAGCTCGATCAGCGACATGCCGCGAAACTCGCGCGCCCGGTCCGGCAGCGGATAGGCGCCCGGCGCGTGTCGGTGCAGGAGCGCCTCGGTCACCGCGTCACGGTAGGCGGCCTCGGCTTCCAGGCCGCCGCGCGCGGTTGCCGCGACTGGCTCGGAGCGTCGCCCGGCGGCGGCGTCGGCCTCGGCCAACTGGTCGAGGATCGCCGCGCGGGCAGCGTCCATCGAGAGGCCGCGGGCGATCAGATCCGCGGAGACGTCCGAGCCGAGGCCGTGGCGCTGGCAGAGCGCCATGATGTCGGCGGCGCGCCTGCGCTCGTGGGCGCGGATGTCGTCGGCCGACGGCGCCGGCGCGGCCGCGCCCGTCGCCGGGGTTGGATCGGCCGGGAGCGTGGTGTCGGCGGTCCGCGTCGCCTCGGTGGGGCGGCTGGTCACGGGTGCCGCGGGCTCCGCGGCCGCGTCAGTTCGCGTCCCCGCCGCCGGGATGTCTTCAGGCATGGTGGTCCTCACGGGTTGGGCCGCGGGCATCGCGGCCGGGGGGTCGCGCCGGATGAGGGCGCAGGGGTGAAGCAACGGGTCGGCGCCGTTCTCGGCCCGCACCCGCGCCCCGGGATCGGCGCCGATGGCGACGGCCGAGATCTCGAGCGGTTCCCAATCGACGGCCCGCCAGAGCTCGGGGGCGCCGTCGCGCTTTTCGATCTCGAAGCGGTGAACGCGGTAGCCGACCGAGACGTTGCGGATGATGCCGGCCTGGATGTCGCGCCAGATCGGCTCGACCTCGGGGCGGTCGCTGAACCGGATCAACGCCGTGCCCTGGCCGTTGCCAATCCGCGCGGAGCCGTCGACGACGACACCGAGGACGGCGTCGAGCCGTCGCGCCTCATGGGAATTCAGGAACGGCGCGCCGCCGTTCAGCCGGTCGAGCCGGACCGCCCCGGGCCCGAGCATCAGCTCCTCGTCGATGGCGTCGTCGAAGAAACGGCGCCGGCGCACGGTGGCGCCGGTGGTCCAGATCACCTCGATGGTGCGCTCGGCTGCGTCCGCGCTGTCGGCGCGCAGCCGGGCTGCCCGTGCCAGCACGGGCAGGTCGATTCTGTCGTTCGGCATGGGTCCGGTCCTTCTAGGCGGCACCCTTCTCGGGCGCGGTCTCGTCGGTAGGGCGGGGCTGCGTGAGCCCCGCCTGGCTGACCTTGCGGGGGTCGGAATCGAGCACGAGGCCGAGGCCGTCGGCGAGGGCGAGGCATTCGGCGTATTCTGCGAGCACCTTTTTCGGGTCGTAGCCGCGCTTGGCGATCTGCTGCGGCAGGGTGGCGAAGCCCGCGCGGGTCTCCAGGAGGTCGGTCTGGGCGTCCTGCAGCGGGTTCACGCTCTCGAAGCTCGGCGGCGCCCATTCCGCGGGGATGTCGGCGGTGGGGATCAGCCCTGCAGTGAAGGCGGCATCGAGGAACCAGCGCCAGACAGGGGCGCAGAAGCCCGGGATCACGATCTGCCATTGCATTGTGTCGATCATGCGGCGGAACTCGTTGAGCCCCGCCCGGATCGAGGAGAAATTGACCTGGCTCAGATCCCCGGTCATCAGCTCGTAGGGCACCCGGAACCCGGCCGCGATGATGTGCAGCTGGACACGGTGCCACTCGTAGACGCCCGATGTGCTGGCCGGCTGGTTGAACTTGATGTCCTTTCCGCCGCGGGCATAGGCGATCAGCCCGGGCTCGAACTGCTCCACCCGGTTGCCGTCGCCGTCCTGGATGACCGGGGCGATCGACTGCTGATCCTCCTCGGCGCCGAAGACGATGCCGACGAGGCAGGCCTCGGTCTTCTTGCGCACGAGCTCGGCGGTCTGCCAGTCGTCCACATCGCGTAGCGCCCGGATCGCCGGCGTCCCCCAGGGCACGCCGCGGCTCTGCACCCGCTGGCGTTCGTAGAGATGCGCGACGGCTGCGGCCTCGATCCGCACCGCCTCCATCCGGCGGCCGAAGCTCGGCGACTGGTCCCCCGGGTGATCGGGAAACATCCAGTAGGCCCGGCGTCGCCCCTCGCGGTCGTATTCGATGCCCTGGGCAACGCGCCCACCCGCGGTCGTGTCGCCGAAGCGGGCGCCGTCCAGATGATCGGCCTCCTTCAGCTCGATCTGCAACGGCACGGGCAGATTGTCCGCCATGCGTCGCCGCCGGCGGATCGCGAAAACCTCGCCGCCTTCGATCATCTCGCGCACGGCGAGGCTCGTGAGCCCATGGAAGTCGGTGTGGCCGTCGGCGTCGCACTTCTCCGCCCAGCGCGCCCAGAGCCAGTCGACCGCCTGGTTCAGCGCCGGATCGGCGCTCGCGGCCCGCGGCCGGATGCCCGAGCCCACGAGGTTGTTCACCAGCACTGACACCGCGCGCGCTGCGAGCGGGTTGTTCCGAACGAGATCGCGCATCCGGTCGCGAAGGAGGCCGCCGGCGCCGGCGATCTCGGCATCCGCAGCGGTGCCCGCCGTGCGCCATCCCTCGGTGCGCCGGCCTTTCCGGGCGGCATCGTAGGCGCGGCGCAGATTGCCCAGCGCGACCTGGGCGGCGTAGCGCTTCGCGGCTGCCCGCGGTGCCACCAGTGCCAGCGCCCGATCGAGCGCTCCGAACGGAACATCGTGATGTTCGCCCATCAGCGATCCCCTCGACGGAACCCGGCGACACCGGCGACGGGCAGCGGTCGGCCGCGCCCGGCAGCCATCTCGGCCTCGATCGTGCGGATGCGGCGCAGGAGGTCGTCGGCGTTGCCGTATTCGACCGTCTTTCCTTCGTAGCTTACGCGCAGCGTGCCGGAGGCGAAGGCGCGCTTGAGCGCCGCGAGCTCAGCTTCCGTCCAGGACATCAGAACCAGTTCCCTCGCCGGCTCCCGAGCCAGTCGGCCGGGCGTTTCGGTGTCTCGTGCAGGCTCGGCCGGTTCGGCTGTCCCGCGGGCGGCGCATCCCTGCGGCCGATGGCGATCTGCTCTTCCAGTTCAGCCCAGCGCCGGTCGTCCCAGCGATCGAGCCCGATCAGCCAGGCGGCCGCGCGGGCGTAGACACGGCAGTCGAGCGCCTCGTTTCGCTCGCGCATCTGCTGCCATTCGAGCCGCTGGAAGCCCTGCCGGGTCTTCACCGTAACCAGCTGCTCGGCGGTCAGCTGCTTCAGCCATTCGGCCGTGGCGCCCTTCGGCAGATGAACGAAGCCTCCGGGCCAGCCGGCCCCCTCGGCGCGCTCCTCCTCGGTCGGCGCCGAGAGGCGCAGGAAGCGGTAGGTCTCCGACTTGAAGACCGAGACCGACACCTTCCAGAGCCGCACGCCGCGGCGGATTTTCCGACCGCCCTCGGTCGCCTCCACGAAGGTGGGGCCGTCCACCGGGGTGGAGCGGTCGAACCCGCCCATCCCCTTCAGCGGGATCACCTGTCCGGGACCGGCCTTGCGCGCCCAGGCATAGACCGCGTCCGTGCTTGCTCCGTCGCCCGAGTCGATCGCGAGCCGCGCCAGCGCCATCCGCACGGTCGAGGCGTGCGGCCAGGTCTCGCGCAGGAATTCGCTGAGGTCCGCCCAGATCTCCGGCCGCGCCGTGTCGCCTTCCAGAACCACGTGATCGACGAGCCAGGATTCGAGGTTGCGGCCCCAGCCCCAGACGTCGATCTCGATCCGGTCGCGCTGCACGTCGGCGCCGGCGGTCAGGATCAGCACGCCCTCCGGTGCCGATCCCAGATGCCAGTCCTCCCGGCGCTCGTAGAGCCGCTGCCAGTCCGGCGCCTCGCCGCGCTCCTGCCAAGTCTCGCCCAGTACCGTGTTCTTCACCGTCTTCAGCGCCGCGTCATTGCCCTGCGCCTGTTCCCAGCGCCGGGCGATCTCCTCCCAAGAGAGCCAGCCCAGCGGCGAATAGAGCCCGTTGATGTGGAACCCCGCCAGACCGCCGCGCCGCGCCTCGTCGGCCCGATCGGGCTCGGCCGTGGCCATCCAGCAGGCACCGCTTTCCTCGGCCATCATCCATGTCTTGTGCCGCTCGGCGATCGGCTCGTCGCAGTGCTCGCAGAGATAGGCGGCGGTTTCTGGCCGGCCGGACTTCCAGCGCAGGCGTTCGAACTTCAGCCATTGCAGGGCCCCGCAATGCGGGCACGGGACGTGGTAGCGCTGCTGGTCGGTCAATTCGAACTCCCGCTCGATGCGGCTGAGGCCCTTCAGCGTTGGCGTCGAGACGACGAAGATCTTCCGGCGGTGGCCGAAACTGTCGGTGCGCGCCTCGGCGAGCCCGATCGGATCGCCCTCGCCGTCGAGATCGCCCGGGTAGGCGTCCACCTCGTCGAGAAAGAGCCACCGTGCCGGCATCGAGCGCAGGCCGACCGCCGAGTTCGCCCCGGTGAGGATCAGCTGGCCGCCCGGGAACCGCTTCGCCAGCACGGTGTTGCCGGCGTCGCGCGACCGCGACGGCAGCACCAGCTCCCGCAGATCGGGGCTTTCCTCGATCAGCGGCTCGATCCGCTGCTGCGAAAGACGTTTCGCCAGATCGACCGTGGGCTGCACGGCCAGAAACGGCCCCGGCGCGCGATGCATGCAGAAGCCGATCCAGTTGTTTCCGGCCTCCGTCGCGCCCACCTGGGCGGATTTCATGAAGACGATGCGCTGCACCGGGCTCGCCGGCGAGAGCGCGTCCATGATCGCGCGCATGTAGGGCGTCCGGTTGGTCCGGTACGGTCCCGCCTCGGAGGCGGCGCGCGACGACAGCACCCGATGCCGGTCGGCCCATTCCGAGACGGTGAGCGCCGGGTCGGGCGCGAGCCCGCGGGCCCAGGCGCGGCGGATATCTTCCGCGCCCTCGAAGGCTTCAGCGGAGCTCAACCTTCACCTCCGCCAGCTCGCCCAGATGCGCCCGGAGATGGCGCTCCAGCACGGTCTCCATCCGGTGCGCCTCCACCCCGAGCTCGGCCGCCATCAGCGCCGCCACCCGGGGTGGCCAGTTCAGCCAGGCGTCGCGCTCGCGACGCGCCAGATTGAAGACTATCGCCGTCGCGCGGGCGCGATCGACCAGTTCGCCCTTCATCTTCTGCAGCCGCACCCGCGCGGTCTGCGCCTTCAGAACCTCGTTCGCCATGCGGGCCCGGACGAAGGACACCTCGCCGCCGGGCTCGCCCACCGCCGGATCGCCCCCGACCTCGCGGAGCGTATCCTTCACCGCATCGAGCGCGGCCCGCGGCACGGGCCTGTTGAGCGAGGCCTTCGCGGCAGAGGTCGCCGATGCGGTTTCGATCGCGGAGGCCCTGGCATGGGCCCCGCGCTGCTGGGCCGGATCGGTGTGGGCGTCCCACATCGCATCGGCCCGCGCGGGATCGATCGTGCCATCCGGCTCGGCCCTGATCCGGCCGGTGGCAAGTGCCTTGCGCACCGCGCTTTCGCTGCATCCGCGATGCGCCGCATATGCCCGCCGAGAGAGGCCCATGAAGACAAAAACCTCACTATTGCAGTCATTTAGCAGTTGCTCCGTGCGGACGGTCGAGCCTGTGTGCGACCGGGATCAGCCAGAGGAGCCCGTTCATGCCGCCCAAGGTCCACCCTGCCGACGAAGCCGCCGCCCGGCTCATTGCCGGAGCCCGGCGCTTCGAGATCGCGCTCTTTCGCGGGCAGGGGAGCTACGCCAGGGCCCGTGCCGCCTCGCTCGACGAGGCGCGCGCGGCCGCGGCGCGGCTGGAAGCCGAGGTGGCGAACGCACGCCCCGCGCTGATCTACGCGCTCGATGCCGGGGGCCGCTCGGCCCTCGTCACCCCTGCAACCTTCCAGGCGATGGAGATGCACGCCATGCAGAAGACCTACAGCTCGAAGTTCAACGCCCAGCGCGCCGCCGAGCGGGCCGGGATCGCCCCCGACCGGATCGAGATCGTGAAGACCCCGGACGGGTTCGCCTGGCGCGAGCAGCCCGCGGCTGCCACGCCCGAACCGGCCCCGGCGCCGCGGGCGAGGGGCAGGCGTCCTGCGGCCAAGCCGGCCGCGGAGCCGAAGCGGGGGCGCCGGACCCGCTACGAAGACCTCGAAGCGCAAGCCCGCGCCGGCAAGCTGCCGGAGGCGCCGGATTTCAGCGCGGCGACCCACGCCCGGTTCCGCAACAAGCTGGTCAGGTTGACCGAGCTCGCCGCGGCGGGCGATCTCGAAGGGCTCCGCAGCTTCGAGATCAACCCGGTTTCATCCAGCCCGAAGGCGATGGCACGCTATCGCGACCTCTGTGTCATCGCCCTCGAGGCCATGAAGGCTCCCGGTATCGGAGACTGATCCCCGGATCGGTCGGTGCCTTCGGGCGCCACTAGGCTCCGGAGGTGCCACAGCCCTTTGCGCGATAGGTCGCGGAAAGGGCCTCGGCCTGTCCCTTCAACTGGGCAATCTCGGTCGACTGATCGTCGGGTCCGGCCAATCCGCTGGTGAAGATGAGCGCGGGCCAGAAGAGGACGATTCCGACGCCCGTCAGGACCGCGTCGGTCGTTGCCTTCTTGTCCTGATGCCCGGAGAGCGTGTTCAGGCGATTCACCACCTCTTCCGTTTCGAACCTGATCTGTTCGCAGCTGTAGGAATCGTACAGCGCACGACTCGCATAGCTGGGCGCGATGTCAGCTGCCTTCTGTGCACACGCACTCAACGCAACGCTGGCGGCCATGATTGCCAGAATAGGTTTCATTTCGGAAGTCCCCCGCTCCAATGCCGATATAGATCTCGTATCGGCCTCCCATGACTACGGGGGTACGTGATTCCCGATTTCGCTCAAACCTTTGGAGTCTTAAGGCGTTAACGGAGGACGATGCTTACCTATGGTCTTGCCAGCGGCGCCACGTTCCAGAACAGCACCTGTCCCGGCCCGTGTCCGGCCAGACAAAATTCCCAGGCCTTGGCGTCGTAGTGCGGGTCGCTCGGAAACGGCGGCGTCGCTTTCGCCGTCCTGTCGAAGGCGCGCGGGTGCACATGGATGCGCGCCCCGGCCACGTCCTTCGGCGTCAGGTTGCGGCCGACCTGCACGGCGTGCCGCTGTGCTTTTGGCCATGCGAGCGCGAGGCCACGGGCGAGAACGCCCGAGCCTGCGGCGCACCAGACTTCGTCCGGATGAAGCTCTGTCGCTCGCGCCGCCGCGGCGATTGCCTCGATGCTGCCCGGGATCTCCGCACCGAACGGGATTAGCGTCGCGCCGGTCTCGCGGCAGTATGCTAGGGCGCGGCTCTGGACGACCGAGAGGTAGCCCGGGGCGACCTGCACGACCTTGGCACCGAGCCGCGCCGCTTCGAGGGTCCGCGGATGCGGGCGGGCGCGCCGTGCCACGAAGATCGTCGCCCGCTTGCCCATCGCCCGGGCGGTGTGCGCGAGTGCTGTCTGTGCCCCGCCCTCGGCCGGGCTCGCATAGACCGCCTCGGCCACTCCGTCGAACACGCGGCCGATGTAGCGCGCCTTTGTCCCGCCTGGGAACAAGTCGTCCCGGACCACAAACACGCCACAATGCTGCTCCACGATCGGTGCGCTCACGCCTCGGCCTCCTCGCTGTCCGGGATTTCCGCCGCCGCCTCGATCTCGCCGAACTCCACTGGACCGCAGGCCTCGGTCGCCCGCTTCGGCTCGCCCTTCACAAAGACCATCACGTTCTGATGCGTCCGGCCGAGCTTCCGCGAGGCCACGAACTGCCGCCCGGCGCGCACAGGGAGTGAGCCCACCGCGGTGACGAGGATCGCGTCGTTGTAGAACCGGGCACCGGCGGCCTCGAAGGCCTCGACCGTGCGGCCCGGCAGGTTCACGAAGCATCCGTCCTCGTCGCGCACGTCGCCGACGATCCAGACCGCGAAGCGATCCTCTCGGAGCCGGTCGATGCTGGCGGCAATGATCACGGCGTAGGCGTCGAAGAAGGCCTCGATGCCCATGGTCGAGAGATCCGCCGGATCGTCGGAGTACCGCTCCAGGTTCCAGTAGGGCGGGCAGCTGAAGACGAGATCGGCCTGCACATCCCCGGCAAGCCGGGTGAGATCGCGGGTATCCCCGCAGACCCAGCGCGGTGCCGGATCGCCGGCCAGGTCGAGCTGTGCCTCGTTGGCCGCAACCTGCTCGGCCCGAAGCTCGACTCCGAGGTAGCCGCGGCCGAGGCGCGAGGCGACGATGCCCCGCACCGATCCACCGGCGAAGGGATCGAGCACCGTGCCGCCCGGCGGGCAGAACCAGCGATAGGCGATCTCGCATAGCACCGGGTCGAAGATCGAGGTGCCACCGCCGGCCACATCGAGAATCGCCGCCGAAACCGGATCGAGCGCCTCGGCGTCGCGTTCGCCGCGCACGAACGTCAGGTTGCCCGCGGCGCTCACATCGGCCTCCCGCGCCCATCGCCGCGCGCCTTCGACTTGGCGTAGTCGGTCGCCGGCAGCGGCGAGCCGCCGGGTGCTGCATTGTGGTGGCGCTTCTGCGCCTGGATCGCACTGAGCTTGTCCTGATTGTGAAAAGCGACGGCCTTCTGCCTATCGAGCGGACGCGGGCTGCCGCCCGGCGCGGCGCCGCGGCCGAGCTCGGAACGGATGCCGAGGTCGATCCAGGCGCGCTTGCGGTCCTGCCACCAGCCCTTGCGGGCATCGAGAATGCTGAAGGGCGGCACGCCGAAGCGCTCGGCAAGGGCGCCGGGGGCCGAGGCGCCGGGCCTCGCGCCGGTCTCTGCCTCGGCCCCCTCGCCGGATGGGAGGGGAGTGCCATCCGGGCCTTCGAAACCGGCAAGGATTTCATCGAGGGCGGCCTCGTCGAACCCGAGCAGGTCCAGATCGAACTCCTCCTCGCGCAGCGCCGCCAGTTCGGCGCGCAGCAGGTCGTCGTCCCAGCCGGCGCTCTCCGCGAGACGGTTGTCGGCGATCAGCAGCGCCCGGCGCTGCGCCTCGCTCAGATGATCGAGCACGATCACCGGCACCTCCGGCAGGCCGAGCTGCTGCGCGGCCATCAGCCGGCCGTGGCCCGCGATGATCACGTCGTCCTCGCCGATCAGGATCGGGTTGGTGAACCCGAACTCGGCGATCGAGGCCGCGATCTGGGCGATCTGATCGGCCGAATGCGTCCGGGCGTTGCGGACATAGGGGATCAGCCGGCCGACCGGCACCTGTTCGATCTGCAAGCGGTGTCCCCTTGGCTCTCGTGTTGGCGCATGCGCACCCGCGCACCCGGACGGTGCGCACCCGGGTGCGAACCCCGATTTTTCTTTTGACACTAGCGGTTTAACGCGCCTTTGCCCCCCGCATACGACAGGCGCCCGGAAGAACCTTTGGCGGGCCAATGTCGCGCGAGGGGCAAGCATGGCGCCCGATGCGGTGGCTGCGGCGGGGCGATCGCTCGCCCGTTGGGTGCCTCAGCCTAACCCTTTTCTGCACCAAAAACGGGGAAAGTGTCGCGCCCGAAGTTCAACGCATTCTGCGGGTTGTCCCCCGGTCCGGCGTGGCTTCCGCGCGGGTTTACGCCGCCCGTTGCGGCGGGCCCTTTCGCGTCGCTCGGCTTACGTCCTGTTTTTGCTTGTCTTTCCAGCTTCTTCGAGATCGTCACCAGCGCGGCCACCCAGCGCCGCCAGGCGGTCGATCGCACGCAGCCGGCGCGGATGCAGACCTGCCTCCAGCGCACGTTGTCCGCCCGCAGCCAGACGATCCTTGCATCCTCGGGGTCGATCATCATCAGCCAGTCGAAGCATTCCTCCATCCGGGTGATCGCGGCCGCGCTCGGCACGACCCGCATCGGCGCCTCGGGCGTGTAGCCATAGGCATGCTTCGCGTCCCGCACGATCGGCAGCCAGGACGAGCCATAGCCTCGTGGCCGGTCCTTCTCGGGCAGACGTCGCAGCGTCCAGGCTGCCTCCTCGAAGCGATCCTCGATCTCGCTGACAGTCAGGCTCATGCTCGGTCCTCTCTCGGGTATCGTTGCGGGGCGGTCTCGGTGGTCTCGCCGCGCTCGGCCTCGCCGGCGAGCTGCGCCGCCAGCCGGGCCCAGAACCGGCGCGCGTCCAGGATCGGCGTGGCGAGCGCGAGCAGGTGACCCGGAGTCGGGGCAAAAACATTCGGGGCTCGCCTCCAGGAGGCGCAGGCCGCGTCGATGATGTCCGCAGGCAGATGCGCGAGATCCGCGATCCAGTCCTCGGCGATCGACCGTCGGGCGGCTGCGGGTCGCGCCGTCCGCGGATAGTGCCAGGCCAGCCGGTCGACCATCTCGGCAATCTCAGCCGGCATCGCGGGAGAAAGCGAGGTGGAGAGCGCCGCCGCCGCCCGAGCGAGGTCCGCCCGTTCCTCCGGCGTCAGCTGCGGCCGCTGCGGCCCGTGCCTGATCTGCTTTCGCAACAGCTGCATCCCAGGCGTCGCGCCAATCCTCGGCAGCGGATTGGCGGCGCTTGGCTTTTCCCCGGCCGCCTCTGTGCTCGTCATTGCTCGTCTCCCTCGGCTGGGCGTTCGCCGCCACGCGGCGGTCCCTCGCCTCGATGATCGCCGGCGTGAAATACGCCCAGCTTCGGATCGGCTGCGGCCGCGACGCGGCCGTCTTCGCGGCGATCACGGGCAGGATGTCGGCGATCAGGTCGCAGCCTGCCGCGAGCCAACGGTCGATCTCGGGGAGCGACAGGGCCAGAGGTCCCCGTTCATTGCGATCGAGACCGGGGCCGGCAACGGCGAGGCAAGCCGCTCCCGGATCTGGGCCGGCGCCAATAGAAGAGTCCTTTAGTATCAGTGAAGGTTCAAGGGCGGGCACAGTGCCCGGGGGGTGGGGGCACAGTGTCCGCTTGGCAGCCGGACAATCTGACCGGTTGTCGGGCCTCGGCAGCTCGCCGGCGGAGCCCGGATCACCGGACTCCTCGTCGTCATCGATCATGCCGGGCGGCGCCGGTTTGCGGGCCGTGAAGGCCGACATCAGGATCATGTCGGACTGTCGGCTGCCGTTGCCGCGGCGGCGCGCGATGCGCCGGATCACGCCTCGGGCCTCCAGCCGAACCAGCGTCCTGCGAACCGTCCGCTCGTCGCAGGCGGCGTTCTCCGCGAGCGTCCGCTGCGAGGGCCAGCTGATTCCGTACTCGTTCGCGTAGTTTGCCAGCACGAGCAGGACCACCTTCTCGGTGACGCTGGCCACGGGATGCTCCAGGGCCCAGGTGATCGCCTGCACGCTCATATCGCCGCGGTCGCGGTGAGGCGCTTCACGATCGCCTCCATCAGCGCGATCCGCCTCTCGGCGTCGTCGGCGCGCAACTTTCCGTCCCGGACGCGAGGCCAGTAGTATTGCCGGCGCAGCTCGAGCTCGCGCTGCGCCTCGCGGATCATCTCGTCGATCGTGAAGCAGGTGTGGAGGGTGTCCCTGCGCATCATCACCCCCATCAACGCCGGCCGGCGACGGCGCGGTGGGCACCGGTCTTCCGGGCTTCCTGCTCGCAGAGCCACTCGCGAACCGCGTGCTTGCGGTAAAGCACCTTGCGGCCGACCCGCACGCAGGGCGGACCCATTCGGCGTGTCTCCCAGCGCTGCAGGGTGTCCACCGAAAGCGCCAGTTCCTGCGCGAGCTCCGCCCGGTTGAGCCATCCGTCGAGCAGCCCGGTGTCCTCGGGGGTCGAGGCGTTAAACGTGCTGGTATCCATGCAATTCTCCTGTCTCGGCGTCCGCTTCGAGACGCCCGTTGCGGTCCAGGGAGGCTGGCACGGAGATTGGCGAGGCGGTGAGGCGGAAACCGGCGGAATCCTGCCGGGACATTTTCCCGCGGCGGCGCATGACGCAGGGGAAGGTGACGATTCCGGCTTGATCCCGCCGGTGGGATTCTCAACCTAACGGCGAGTTAAGTTCTAGATTGGAATCGCCAACAGACCACTCCCTGCGATCCCGCAGGGCCTTGCAGGCTATTGCCGACATTCGGGGGTCATCGTGGCATGAATCGATGGAGGCAAGTTGTGGGTATTCCACAGCGGTCCCTGTTCACGGTGCTCGAAGTGTCAGTGCGATGGGGGTGTAGTCAGGCACAGATTCTCGACTGGGCTATCGTCGACGAGCTTGATCTGGTCGCAGGATTTCCGGTGGTGAAGCTCGGGGTCGAGCAGGCGAGCGGTCTGATGAGCGTCGCTGGAACCGAGGTGCGCCCGCTGTTTCGGCCCTTCGGTGCGGCGGCGAAAAAGGTCTATGTCGAGCAGGCGAAGCGGCCGGGCTCGGACGAGTGGAAGTATATCACGAGGCCGTCCGGCGGAGTCCGGATGGAGGCGGCCGACATCATGGTTACGGCCGCCGAGATCGAGCGCTTCGAAAGCGCCCACGGTCTCGTGCGTGCGCGGGCTTCCAGCCCGGGAGCGCCGCCCCGGTACGACTGGGATCGCTTCTACATCGCTCTGATCCGGCGCCTCTTCAACGACGGCATGCCGGAGTCCCTGCGTGCGCTCATCGGAGAGATGCAGGATTGGTTCATCGCGAACAGCCCGACTGGCGATGCGCCGGACGAGAGCACGATCCGAAAGCGAATAACTGCTGTCTGGCGTGAGCTGAACCAGCAGTAGCGCTGCAGCTCCAGCCCGTCAAAGCACCCGTGCCTCGCCGCAGAGCGCGGGCTCCGCTCGCCTGCGGCGCAATCGTTGCGCCGTTTCCGCCGGTTTCCGCCTCTTCGCCACCTGTCCGCAAAGAGCAGGTTGCTCCCCGCGGGCGGTGTTGGCTCAGTCGTCCCGGTCCGGGAAGGAGAATGCTTTATGGGTACGCGGATTACCGAGAGGGTTGTGAAGGCTGCCGGCGTCGGCAGCCGGAAATACGTGATCTTCGACGAAGACTGCGCCGGCTTCGGCCTCTGCGTCTACGAGTCCGGTCGCAAGGGCTTCGTGCTGATCTACCGGCTCGCCGGGCGACAGCGTCGTTTCACGATCGGGACCTGGCCGAGCTGGAGCGTGACCGCGGCGCGCGAAGAGGCCCAGCGCCTCAAGCGTGAAATCGATCGCGGCGAGGACCCGGTCGAGGGCCGCAAGTCCGACCGCGGGGCGCCGACGATCGGTGATCTGGCGGATCGCTTCATCGAAGAGCACCTGCCGAAGCTGGAGGCCGCCAACGCTGCCGACCAGAAGAGCATGCTGCAGAAACTGGTGCTGCCCGACTGGCGGCTGCACAAGGTCGCCGACATCACGCCGACGGACGTCGACCGGCTGCTGACGAAGATCGCAGAGGGCCGGGTCAGGCCGGCATCGAGGCAGCCGAAGGCGAAGCGCCGGAAGCAGTTGAAGCCACCCCGGCCCACGCCGGTGCGGGCGAACCGCGTGGGCGAGGTCCTGCGCAAGATGTTCAATCTCGCCATCCAGTGGCGGATGCGCACCGACAACCCGGCGCTTGCCTTCCGCAAGCGACCCGAGACGGCGCGCGAGCGGTTCCTGTCGTTCGAGGAGATCGGGCGGCTGGCCGATGCGCTGGCCCGTGACGAGGATCAGCGCGCGGCCGGGATCATCCGGCTCTGCATGCTGACCGGCGCCCGGTTGGGCGAGGTTCGCACCGCCACCTTCGACCAGTTCAATCTGGAACTCGCAATCTGGACGAAGCAGGCGGCCTACACCAAGCAGCGCCGGGTCCACCGCATTCCGATATCGGCCGAGGCGGTGGCGCTGATCCGGCTGCGCCGTGAGGCCGCGCCGGCAGGCTGCCCGTTCCTCTTCCCCGGCGACGTCGAGGGCCAGCCGGTGATCGAGTTGAAGCGCTTCTGGGCGCGGATGCGGGAGGAGGCCGAGATCCCGGACGTCCGCATCCACGACCTGCGCCACACCTTCGCCTCGCTGCTGGTTTCGGGAGGGGCATCGCTTGAGATGATCGGCAAACTGCTCGGGCACACCCAGATCGGCACCACCCAGCGCTACGCCCACCTGATCGAGTCCCCGCTGCGCGCCGGCGTCAACGCGGTGGGCGAAATGCTGCGGCCGCGGCTGAAGGTGGTGGGAGAGTAAAGCGGAAAGCGGCCTGACAGTAACGCAGCATCACGCTGGTCTTCTCGGGCCGATGACAGTGCGATGCGCCAGGAGCTCGGACGCATCACCCTGTGCGGCAGAACCTCCATATCCTGTCGCCGCGCCGCGCGCGAAGTCTTCATATTTCTCAATGATATGCTAAGGCTGCCAATGCAGCGTGAGCAAAGATCATTCAAGAACGAGGAGTCGCCGATGACCGATTTTGAGCAGGAACCGTTTTTTGATGCACAACTTGCCGAGAACCCTGAGCCGAGATGCCCGGTTCTCCTACTGCTGGATACGTCGGGTTCTATGAGCGGTGCGCCTATTGCGGAGTTGAACGAAGGGCTCGCGACTCTTCGTCAAGAACTTCTCGGGGACTCCCTTGCGGCAAAACGCGTCGAACTGGCGATGGTGACTTTCGGCCCCGTAGAGGTGCGGCACGAGTTCGCCACGGTGGATCACTTCTATCCCGAAACCCTGCAACCGACGGGCGCAACGCCATTGGGCGAAGCGATTATCACAGGCTTGGATATGTTGCGCACGCGTAAAGACCATATCCGCGCCAATGGCCTCAAGATTTTTCGGCCTTGGGTTTTCCTGATTACCGACGGTGCTCCAACCGACAGTTGGAATGAGGCGAAGCGCCGGGTTCACGATGGGGAGGAACGCAAGGAGTTCATGTTCTACGCGGTAGGCGTGGAGGGTGCCGACATGGGCATTCTATCGCAGATCGCTACACGGCAGCCGCTCAAGCTCAAGGGGCTCGCGTTCAAGGAACTGTTCAAATGGCTGTCCAGTTCTCTTAGCGCCGTGTCGCAATCAAATCCCGGAGATCAGGTCGCCTTGGCGAATCCGACCGCCCCAGACGGTTGGGCGGTTGCGGGATAGTAAGAATGGCGTGGCGTTGGGCGGCCGCGTCCGAGATAGGCACTTCGCACATTCGATCAGGTGAAAGACTGCAAGACGCCTTCACAGTTTCGGCCGTCGGCAATGGATGCGTGCTCTCCATAGTTTCAGATGGGGCCGGAAGTGCGAATTTCGGAGGCTCCGGCGCGTGGCTTGCGTGTCGCGTGCTCAAGGTTCGGTTTCGAGAATGGCTGGCCGAAAACGAGGCTCTGCCGGATGACGATACGCTGAAAGACTGGATCGACGAGATCCGAGACCGGATTTCGATTGCGGCGGATCGGCGAGAAACCTCGCCCAGGCAGTTCGCGGCGACATTGGCGACCCTCCTGATCACGCCGACGGAAATTCTTGCTCTGCATATCGGGGATAGCGCGATCGTCGGGCGTTGTGGATCGGAATGGGATGCGATCTGCTGGCCTGAAAATGGGGATTATGCCTCGACCACATTCTTTATCACCGACGATCCCGAGCCCCGTTTGAATATCATTCGGCAAGAGCGGCAGCATGACGCATTCGCCCTGTTCTCCGATGGTGTTGGCGATCTGGCGCTCTCCGTCATGGACAAGAGGGCGCACCCCGGATTCTTCAATCCTATGATGCGCCCCGTCGATGGTGCGGTTGCCTCAGGGAAGCTCCCGGAACTATCCCAGAAACTGCGGAGCTATCTTGCCGGATCTTCCGTCTGCGAACGAACCGACGATGATAAAACGCTGGTTCTGCTGTCGGGTGTGTGACTATGCGGGAGATTGTAGTCGGCACATCGCGCTATCAGCTTGGAGAAAGGATAGGCGGCGGCGGAGAGGGCGAGGTTTTCGCGGTCACTGGCAAGGCCGGGCAAGCGGTGAAGATTTACGGTGCCAGAATTCGAGCATCCCGCGAAAACAAGGTTCGGGCGATGGTGCTTGGCGGACTTGCCGCCAAGACCGATCTTGTTGCCTATCCGGGCGAGATAGCTACCGATCCGAGCGGCAAGTTTCTGGGTTTTCTAATGCGTCTCGTGTCGGGATACTTTCCCCTGCATGAGCTTTACAGCCCGAAGTCCCGGCAGCGCCACTTTCCGAAGGCCGACTACCGTTTTGTTGTTCGGGCCGCGCTGAACGTCGCGCGTGCAGTTGGAAAGGTGCATCAGACCGGATGTGTAATCGGCGACCTGAACCACTCCGGGGTTCTGGTGTCGCAGGAGGCAACCGTTGCGCTAATCGACGCGGACAGCTTCCAGTTCAGCTTTAACGGCAAGACCTATCCTTGCCTTGTCGGGGTGGAGGATTTCACGCCACCCGAGCTTCATGGCATCAACCTCGGCACTGTGACGCGCACGCTTCAGCACGATAATTTCGGTCTGGCGGTCGCGATCTTTCACCTTCTCTTCATGGGGCGGCACCCCTACGCGGGAGTTCACAACGGACCTGATTTGTCGATGGGCGAGTCCATCGCCCAGAACAGGTTTGCGTTCACCGTGCTTCGCCGATCCGAGACGCAGACGAGCCCGCCGCCCGGGGCTCTGCCCCTTGATCTGTTCCCGGCCCCCGTCAGTTCAGCCATTGAGCGCGCCTTCGGGTTGAATGCCTCGTCGCGCCCGAGTGCGGCGGAATGGGTGGATGCACTCACGCGACTGGAAGGCTCATTGAGCCGCTGCGGCAAGGTCAAGTCGCACTTTTACCCAAGCAGTGCCAAGGGATGCGTCTGGTGCGGTCTTGCCGCGAGAAGCGGCTTCGATATGTTCCCGGACCTGTCTTTCGTCACCCCGGACATTCCAACCGACGTGCGCGGCACGGAGGAGGCGATACGGGAGATTTTGGCGTTCCGGTTCCCGACTGCATCGGACCTGCTGTCGCTTTCCATTGCTATTCCGCCCGGCCCTAGTGCGGCGTTACGGGAAGCAAAGAACGCGAAGCGCGGTCATTTCCTCACGGCTCTCCTAATGATCGTGGGTGCCGTTGCCGGACTCGTCTTTGCAACTTCGATCTGGTTCATCTGGCTTGGGCTCGCCGGTTGGGGCTTTGCAAGATTTCGCGACCGGAATGTTTCCGAGCAGCCCTTTCTGAAACGATTCGAAAAGGCCGATAGTAAGGTGCAGGCGGAGCTTGACGCCTTCATGCGCCGGAGCAACCTGACAGAAGTCGTGCAAGTTCGCGCCGATCTGGATGCAGAAATCGCGGCATACAAACGTATCGACGATGACCTCGCCCAAGACCTTCGTAACTTCAAATCCAATCGCGAAGCTCGCCAGCGTGCGGCATACCTCGATCAGTTTCAGGTGCGACGTGCGAGTATTTCCGGCATAGGGCCGGCCAAGACTGCAACGCTGATTTCCTTCGGTGTTGAAACAGCCGCCGATGTTGACTGGTCTGTTGTTCGCGCGGTGCCGGGCTTCGGCGAAGTCATGACCCAAAAGTTGATGAACTGGCGGAAAGCGCACGAGGCAAGGTTCCGCTATAACCCCGCACCGAACGCGCAGGACGTTACCGACGAGCGCGCTCTTCGGTCCAAGTATGCGACCCAGAAGGCGAAGCTCGAAGCCTCCATACGGGGCGGTTTGACCACGCTCCGCACCGCCAAACCACGATTGGATGCGCTGCCCTCGCGAGTTCGGGGAGATACCGCACTAGTGCAGGCTCTTGTAGAAAGGGCGGGGGCTGCACACGATCTGAGATTGCTAGGGGCGAGCGTTCCGTCATCCAAGGTAACGCTCAAGGTTACGGCTACACCGCGCCCCGTGCCGCCACCCTTCACGCCAGTTTTTCCAACCTCGCCAACTCCCGCCCCGCGGCCTACCGGAGGAACCCCACTCTGTCCGACCTGCGGTGCCTCCATGCGCCGCAGGCGTGGGCGACGTGGCCCGTTCTGGGGGTGCTCTCGCTATCCAGGCTGTCGCGGTACAAGGAACATCTAGCGATGGCCGCCCAATCAGCGACTTGTTGAGATGGCGCGATTTCCGTCAAGGAGTTCATGCAGGCCATCATGTCCCCCCTCGAACCGACGCTTCCAGGTTAGGGCACGAAATCGGAATACAGCCAGGCTGCATCGAATATGATCGAAGACTGCTACAAGCGAATATACAGCGAGCAAATGAAATGGTGCACGTCTAATGGTACTTGGTCAGGAGAACTTGCTTAGCTACTGGCGGACATCCCTTGCCGACGGCGCGCTGGGCGAAGGGAAGTTCACGCAAGGAGACCGCAAGCGCTTTGTCGAAGTGCCTGGCGAGTCACTGAAAACAGGCGTTCTCCCTGCGCAGGTTGTTGAGCGGGTTTTCCGGGGTCAGGCCGCGGCAAAGACAATGGGCATTCGGTTCTGGCCCCTGGTGACGGCGCGAAAGTCGTCGCATGGGGCAGCCCGAGGGGGCGGCTCACCTGAAATCGTAGCACCCGTGGTGACCGAGGCGACGGTCGATCGGGGCGGGCGGATCACCCCCACCCGAAATGCCCTAGCACGCGATCTGTTGACCCCTTTGCCATCGGGCGAATTCGCCATCGGGTCGGTTGACGCGCTGGACTCGTTTCTGACCGAGAGCCCTCTTCCGGAGATGACGGGTGAAGGCGCCTGGCAGGAATACCTTGGGCACTGCCGTAAGATGGTGGATGCCGTGTCCCAAGGCTGGCCGCGTGGTGATACAGACTACCAGCCGATCGGGTCAGGGTTTCTTGAGCTAGCCGAGGATGCGAACGCCACGGTGCGGGGAATCCTTGACCTCTATGACAAGCTCCTCGTCGAAAAGCCTGATGCGAAGCTGCTCAGGCACGTCGCTCACCCGCGACGAGCTGCCGGGAGCCCGGATCAACGGATCGAGCAGGAATTCGCGCGCCGGCTTGGCCATTCGAACCCGAACTTTCCGCTTGCGGAACACCAGAGGCAGGTCTTGGCTTGGCTGGATGCATCGACGCCGGGAGAGGTGATCGCCGTCAATGGCCCGCCTGGGACCGGAAAAACCACCATGCTCCTGTCGGCCGTTGCTGGGCTTTGGGTGCGTGCCGCGCTGCGAGGCGAAGACCCGCCGGTGATCGTTGCAGCGTCATCGAACAACCAGGCGGTGACGAACATTATCGACGCCTTCGGTAAGGACTTCGGCAGAGGGGAGGGGCCCCTTGCCGGGCGCTGGCTTCCTGAGGTCGAAAGCTTCGGGATGTTCCTTGCGTCGCATTCTAGGCGCCTTGAAGCGGCCCGCCGCTATCAGACCGAAGAATTCCAGGCTGAGCGCGAGACAGTCGCTTATGTGCAGCGTGCGAAGGATGCGTACTTGCAGGCCGCTCGGGCGGCCTTTCCAGAGTTCGCCAACCCTGATGTGGCTTCCGTGGTGTCGGCTCTCCAGAAACGCATCGAGTTGGAGGTCGAAAAGCTGTCGCGGCTCGATCGCGCGAACCTGGCGCGTCAAACGGCCAGCGCCGCCCTCGAGGCGCAACTTGGTCCTGACCCTGAAGCCATGGAGTCGAGTCGGGCAGGCGAGCTCGCAGAACGAACCGCTGCCGTCAAAAAGTTTCGCGCCGCCCGATCGGCGCTTGAGCAGCACTTGGCTTCGGAGTCCTCGCTCACCGCAGTGATCGGATTCCTTTCGTCGGTTAAGGAGAAGCGTGCCCTGCGCGCCCGGCTTGCCATCGGCGACCTCCTTCCGGGGCTGGAGACCGCAAAGCGAGTCACTGAGATCGAGGAGCGGGTAAGGACCGAACTTCAGGCGGCAGAGCAGGCGTTGAAATCTGCGGAACAGGCCCTTGAAAGGACCAGAGCCTTGCGTCGGGATTCTCTCGAGGCGGAAAGGAACTGGCAGGCCGCAGTTTCCGCACTCGGCAGCACTGGCGAACTAGCCGAGCTGGAACGCCGGGCCGACCTCGAAATTCGGTTCACGCTGTTCCTTCTGGCCACGCATTACTGGGAGGGTCGCTGGCTTCTGGCCATGGAAGCTGATCTCGCGGCGATTGCTGCCTCAAAAGGGAAAAATGGCAAGGCGACGGTCATTCCTCGATGGCATCGCCGGATGATGTTGACCCCCTGCGCCGTGGCCACGTTCGCTAGCCTGCCTGGCAAGATGACCTACACTCGCCGCGACGGAGGCAAGTGGGCGACCGAGTATCTATATGACTTCATTGACCTCTTGATTGTCGACGAAGCAGGTCAGGTCCTTCCCGAGGTTGCTGGGGCCTCCTTCGCACTCGCAAAGCGAGCCCTTGTGATTGGAGACACGCAACAGATCGAACCGATCTCATCGGTGCCGCGTCCGGTTGATGTCGGGAACTTGCGGAACTCTGGCCTTCTGGGCAACGACACCGACGTCGATACGCTGACCGAACGCGGGATCTGTTCGACGAGCGGCAGTGCCATGCGCCTCGCGCAGGAAGCATGCCTTGTCTCGCCCTATCCCGAGCTTGAGAAGGGGCTCTACCTCTTTGAGCATCGGCGGTGCTACGACGAGATCATCGGGTTCAGCAACGCTTTGTGCTACAAGGGTAAGCTCCGGCCGTTGCGTGGCAAGGCCCCTCCGGATGTAGACCTTCCGGCGCTCGGGTATCTCCATGTCGATGGCCGTGCTGTAACTTCGGGGAGCAGCCGCGCCAATCTGCTCGAGGCGCAGACAATCGCGGCCTGGCTTGATGCCAACCGCGCTGGGCTGGAAGCTCGCTACCGCAGACCACTCGAACAGATCGTCGGTATCGTTACCCCCTTTGGCCGCCAGGTTCGCGAAATTCGCGATGCCTGCGCCACCCGCAAGATTTCCGTCGACGGGCGCGAAGGCATGACCATCGGCACGGTCCACGCCCTGCAAGGCGCCGAGCGCCCTGTTGTGATTTTCTCTCCAGTCTATTCTAAGCACTCCGACGGCAGCTTCATTGATGCTTCGCCTAGCATGCTGAACGTGACGGTCTCCCGGGCCAAGGATAGCTGTCTTGTCTTCGGCGACATGGATGTCATTGCGGCAGCACACTCGGGATCACCCCGCGCAGTCCTGGCAGATTTCCTCTTCGCATCAGAGGCAAATGCTCTTGAGTTTGCGGCTGAGCCTCGGACGGACCTGAAGCAGGGTGGTGGCAAGATCCAGATGCTGCGGGATGCGGCCGGGCATGATGCCTTCCTGCTGGATGCACTTTCTGCGGGTGGTCGCCGATACACGATAGTCAGTCCTTGGGCGATTGCGAGCACGATGGACCGCGTCGGGCTGATTGCCGCGTTCGAAGCCGCTATCCGTCGCGGCGCTGAGATCGATGTGTTCGCTGATCCGCTGCTCAACATGGGACCTGCCGCGGGCGGGCTAACCCAGATGGAAGCGGTCGAGAAGGCGTTCTCCAAGATCAGGGTCCGACTGCACAAGCTCCCAAAGCTGCACAGCAAGATCGTGGCGATCGATACCGATCTTTTGTGCATCGGATCCTACAACTGGCTCAGCGCCGATCGGCAGGGCCAGTACGCGCGGCATGAGACGTCCTTCGTTTACCGGGGGCAGCATCTTGAGGACGAGATACGCACGATCCTCGATAGCCTGAAACGTCGGGAGAAACCGGCATGATCTCCCAGGCGCCAGAATCCCGGGTCAACAATAGGTCAACCGGCGTATCCGCTTCGTTCTCCGCTTCGCGCCGGTCTATGCGGTCGAATGTCGATCGGCGCTGGGAAAAGCTCTAGTGATGTCAAGGGATTAGCTCTCTAACTGGCTGAAATCAATTGAGAACCCAATTCCGGCTAGTCGGGGCTCATAACCTGAAGGTCGCAGGTTCAAATCCTGCCCCCGCAACCATCAAGACCCTACCAATGCCGCCGTCACCAACGGCGGCGTTCGCGCGTCGAGGGACCACCCCAAAATCGAGGATCGATGCC